CGAAGTTTCTAACGTCATCCACAGAAAGACCCTCCGTGGCGGCGCAAACTTCATCGTGACCTCACCTGAAGTTGCTTCAATCTTCGAAACAGCAACCGCTGGTTTCGCTCCTGCTCCTTCTGAGACTTTCACAAGCTCACTCGGCGTTCAGTATGTCGGTACGGTCGCTAACCGTTATCGTCTATACAAAGATCCACTCTTCCCAAGCAACCAGTTGCTTATGGGTTATAAGGGCGACAGCTACATGGACAGCGGTTACTTCTACTGCCCATACGTTCCACTCACCCAGACCCCAGTTGTACTCGACCCAGAGTCCTTCTGCCCAAGACGTGGTTTGCTTGTTCGATACGGAAAAAAGTTATTACGCGAAGGTGCTAAATTCTACGCAAGATTATCAATAGCCAATTTTAGAGTATGATTTTTTCATAACGTCTAACTTTACTGAAACCGCTTGTTTCCAAGCGGTTTCTTTTTATATTTAACTAAGTTAGAAACAGTCAAACTGTCGTACAAAGTTAAAAGTTTTTTTATTATCGTAAAACGTCTTGATTTGAATTGAGTCTGTGTTATAATAGATTCAACAGGAGAACATCATGTCAAAGATTACAATCGAGTATGTTAGAGATCAGTTTGCTAATCGTGGGTGGACAGCACTTGCCGATAAGTATGTTAATTCACAAACTAAGATTAGTGCTATTTGCGGCAATGGTCACGCAACAACAATTACATGGAATAATTTTCAAAGAGGTCAAGGTTGTAGATTCTGTGCTGGTAATATTAAGTTTTCATACGACCAAGTAAAAACTGTGTTTGAAGACAATGGTTGTGTCCTTCTTGAAAAAGAATACACAAGCAATAATACGCCTATGAAATTTTTATGTTCATGCGGTGTAAAAGATGTAATATCTTTAACATCAATTAAAGCTGGAGCTAGATGCAATCAATGTACTGCAAGAAAGATTGCAGAAAGCAATAGAGTTACAGATGAAGAATTAAAAAAACGATGTGAAACAAAAAAGTTTAAATTCATAAGATCTTTTGTAAACAAAGATAATGATAGAACATATATTGAATACGTTTGCCATTGCGGCAATATGTCAAAAACTGGTCTTTTCAATTTCAATAAAATTGAAAATTGTCGCATTTGTGGTAATAACAAGAAAAGTGGTAAAAATTGTTACAAGTGGAATGCTGATAGAGCAGAAGTAAGAAATAGAAAAATAATTCGCAAACGATTGGGAAACATTATCAATAGATGTCTATTTAAACAAAATGGTCAAAAGTCTGCAAATACCGAAAGACTATTAAAATATCATCCAAATATATTAAAAGAAAAAATTATGCAACAAGTAAAAGAACTTGGTTTGGAAAATAAAGCATGGCATGTTGATCATATATTTCCCGTACAAGCTTTTATAGATCATAAAATATATGATCTAAGTCTTATTAATCATATTGATAACTTAAGAGCATTGTCAGAAGAAGATAATCTAAAAAAATATGATAATTATGATAAAGATAAATTTTTAAATTGGGTTATTTCAAAAACAAAATTTGAAACAATAGAAGAATTTCTGGCAAGTTATAATGTTTCTTTTACAAATGAAAATTTAATAATAACAAAAGATATAGCAATATGTTTTGTTAATATTATTAAGACAAATCAAGATAACAATGAACAGCGCAATAAAATGATGGTTGACAAACATACTGTTGTCATTTTTTCAGATGAATGGACAACAAGAAACAAACAAGTTAAAAATTTTTTAAAAAGCCTTTTGCATCTTAATAAACAAAAAATTGATGCAAGAAAATGTGATATAAAAATAATTGATAATGATCTTGGTAAAAATTTTTGTGAAGAATATCATATACAGGGTTCAAATAACCTAGCTTATCAATTTTTTGGTTTATATCATGCAGAGGAACTAGTTGGTGTTCTTTCTTTGGGCAGACATACAAGACAAAGAGACGATCTTGTTCTTGACAGACTTTGTTTCAAAGATGATGTAACAGTAAGAGGTGGCGCTAGTAAATTATTCAAATATGCTGCAATTTGGGCTAAAAATAAAAATCATAATAAAATTATTTCATTTAGTGACAAACGATGGAGCAAAGGTGTTGTTTACGAAAAACTTGAATTTGTCAAAGAAGCAACCCTTTATCCAGATTATAGTTATGTATCTTCAGCTCATCCTCATTTTAGATTGACAAAACAAAGTCAAAAAAAGAAAACAGTCAATTGTCCAGAAAGCATGACAGAAAAAGAATATGCCAGATCAAAAGGATTGAAACTTATTTATGATTGTGGCAAAGACAGATGGGTTTATAATATTAAATAACTATTTCACTTTCTGCATTTGCCAATAAAGGCAAATGCAGATTGTTTGTATCACTCAAGCACCAATAAATTTTGGTTAAAGAAAGGGCATCAAGTGCTATTTGGCATTTGTAGCATGGTTTAGCCAATCTGAATCGTCCATGGCGGTTGATTTTTAGACTTAGGATCGTAGTTCTCTTGCTATAGTGCTTATCATCGAGTTTGAGTAAAAGATCGGCTTCAGCGTGAAGGAAGGGGTATTTCTGCCAATGCTCTATATTGAATCGTTTAGCTAATCGATAAGCTTTAGCAGAAGTCATGATTGGGTTATTCTTACCTATTGCTAATATTCTATTTTTTCTAATAGCAAAAGCATAATGATAGAATGGACGAGATGTTTCTCCACCCCAATCTTCCATCATAATTTTAACACATTTTTCTAAATGATATTGGTTCATAGTTTAAATTATAATTAATTCAAACTATTTGTCAAGATTAATCTGCATCTATGCTATCTTCGTTTCTTGACTTCTTTAATTAAATTTTTAATTAATTTGATTGCCTTGTCAATTAAATCACTTTTACGAACATCAATGTTGCTTTGACTATATTTTTCTTTATATCCAAAAACACTTCCTTCTATGCAGTTTTCTGGAACAAAAATGCCACTGTAGCGACACTGATTAACAATAGGCATAATAGCTTCTTTAGGACTGATATAGTCTTGTGGCTTAGAATCAGCCATAGCTAATGGCATCTTGCGTCCAACATAGTCATTTGCGCCATTATCTCCATGTATGAAAAATGCTCCAACTTTACCCTCATAATGATTTTTCAAAAGATCACGATATTTTCCACTTTGTTCTGCTGCTATTGTTTTCTTAGGGTCTTTGATATCTTTGCCGTAAATCTTTTTTGCGTCTTCGACAGATAATGTTAAACTAACGCAAACAAGTCTATCGAACAATGATTTGACTTGACTGGATGGACCTGACCAATAAACAGGTGTAAAAACAACAAATCCATCTGCTTCTTCCATTTTCTTGTAAACGTCTTCTTCATACATGAGATCATTTGTTCCATCGCCTTTGCCATAGCAGGAACATGGGTAATGGCATTGAAAGCCATTACTCGTTCCAACGCATCCTTTGCATGGACGAACTTGTGGGTCATCATCCATTACTTTCAAATCAACAATTGTAAATTTGACATCTTCTGTTATTTCTTTTATTGCTTTGTTCATTAAAAAACTTGTTTTACTATCTCCACCAGAACAAGAATCCTTTGTTCGTGGACTTCCCTGAAAAACAACAATTTTTATTTTGTCGTTATTGTTAGCAGTAGCTTCTGAAAGATATTCAATAAAACTTATCATATTAAAATATATACTTTTTTTTAAATAAAATTATTACAAATAAAATTGTTTTTTATGATTTATTTATTAACCAATTTCTTCATCTATGCTATCTTCGTTTCTTGATTTAAAATATTGTACCAATTCATCTCTAAATTCAATTTTATTTCCTGTTAAGGCATAAATTCCTTGCCAATCTTTCTTTATGTCTGTATCTGGGTCATAGTTATTTTTGACTAGAACATTGCTTCTCCAGCTATAACCTCTATCTTTTTTCTTTCCATGCCAATAGTGTAATAGTGTTCCTTCAACATATCCTATATTTTTCTTAATATGCTCAACCGCAAGGGTTTCCCATTTTTTGAGTACACGTTTGTATGCTTGTGTGAATTTTTTGTTTATAGTCATTTCAATCTTATCAACTAGACCAAAAGCCATATGTCTGTCTCCAGAACCTAATATTGCTTCTTCTATTAGTCCACCGAATGAATTAAAGGCATATTTTGTAGCTGCCCAAGCAAAACCGGGGTGCCAATGGTCATATTTGTCGCATTTTTGGTGTACACGGTTGAGATAACTATAAACAAATCCTTTGTGTGCTTTTATCATTTCGTGTTTAGGAGAAAGGTCTACAGCAGTGCTAAACATTTGGACTACTGGGTGGTGTTGTAGTTGATGTATGGTTTCTTCGACCCAATCTGGTCTTGCGAAGGCAACATCTGCGTCAATCCATGCAACGTATTCCCAATTTGATGGAAGTCTTTGTACAGCTACGTTGATCATGTTTTCTTTGTGCCACAATTCAGATATAGTTCTTACTTGAATGTTTTGTGGGTTGTCTGATGTAGTGACTTCAAATGGTCTATTTCCGTATGCAGCTTCTATTGTGTACAGAACTGCTCCAGAGTCATTGACCATTTTTTCAAATTTTTTGTATAGTTTGTATCTGCTGTTGTATCTTTGAGGGTTAATTATTGGGGTGATGACATAGAGTTTTGCATCTTCCTGATAATTGGCAGCTAATGTTTTGCTGATCATTTTTGCACCTCTAACAATATTTAGAGGTGCCGAACAAAATAAAATTATTACAAATGATTAATGTTATTTATTCATGATTTCTTCATGAGGTTCGATATCAGCGGCATATATTTCTAATTATTTTTACATAAAAAAACCGTATTAAAATAACTTTAATACGGTTTTATATTTATTTAATTATTAAATTCAGTTGCCAACGCTTACAACTGCATACTGAATAACATCTGTGCTTGTGCCTGTGAAGGTAATAGTCCAGATATCGCTAGAAACTGTAAGAACAGCTTTAACTGCCGCAGCAGCGGTATAGTCTGTAGCAAGTACGATATAATCAGCTGCAACACCTGTTAGTGGTGCGATTTCAAGTGCTTTTGTACCGCCAGCTAGTGTAGTTGTTCCTGCGCTAACAACGTGTGGTCCGATTAGATGACCAACTCCGAGGGTCTGACGACCCGGTGCGCCTTTGCATGCAGATTCTGCGCTGCCTTGACCAACTCCTGTTACTGATGTAGCTCCCATTTTTCCTCCTAAATTTTATTAAAAATACTTAGTGTTTTTGTCATAAATTGTTTTTTAACACATTTGACATTTGTATATATGCGTGTTGAATTAAATTTTGAATCAACCAGTTAGACTTTTGGGACAAGGTGATCCGCTGCATCCTTTGTTAAATTTATTTGCAATATCTCTTTTGTACCATTGATCTGGTGTCTTTGCCCAATTATTTTTATTACTATTTGATGGTGTATATTTAAATGCCGTTCCTGTGCCTGTTAAACCGCCTCCGGGCGATCCTCCACCACCAGATGGAGCAGTAGCCGCTGCTGGTGCTGGAGCGGCTGGAGCGGCTTCAGTGAGCCATTTTTTAAAGTTTAAATTCATGAGAATATATATGATCATGAATATCGAATTTAAGAAATGGTTATTAAAATTAGAAATGGCTGGAACTGGAGCTATTGTTAGTTGTAAAGACAAAAACAACCCAAACTTCCAAGTTTGGGGTGCTATGTCCGATTTAGGATGCAATAAGAAAAAGAAAAAGAGACGTTAAGGAGTTGGCAACCCAGCTAAGGCAGCACTGAAATTATCTAACATTTGATATAGTAGTTTAAAATTTTCGTTTTGTGCTTTAAAAAACTTTCTGTTAGCGGGTGGTACGTTACCATAGTTATTAATTATATCTAATACAAATTTAAAACTATTTGCAAGATTTACTGGGTTTGTACCCGGTCCCATTGCAACTGCAACTCTATTTATAATATTTGTAGGATCATTGATGGGAGGATTATTGTTATTTACATATTTAACAATATCTTTCAAGTTTGTAATTGCAGGTATTCTTAATTTTAGACTGGTTATTATTGGTGTTAATTTATTTTGTATGCGATCAATGTTCTGATTGTTTTCTTGAATTTTTGTTGGATTAGTCTCCATTCTACTTGGTGCATCTTGTTGTGGCATAATATTTTTGAACTTTAAGAATGCCAATAACACAGCATTTTCGTCTCCGAAAAATTTTATCAAAACTGATTTTATATCTGGTGTTAACACCCCAAATAAACTGTTTTTAAGTATACTGTAAATTTTTATTTTTCCAGCACTCGATCCAGACCTCATAACATTGGTTCTAATCAATCTTTGGTCTTTTATTATTTTTTTAGCTAATCTTTCATCAACAAATTGAAGCTGTGTCTTAGCATCATTTATTGCAGTATCACCGAATCTTAGTGGATTGTTTTTGACCATATTCAAGAATTTACCTTCAGGCGTATTAGCAGCTGGATTCCTTGAGATTATATCTGCCATTTTTGGGAAAACTTGTTCATCTTTCAGATTGCTAAATTGGCTAAAATCAACAGATCCAGCAAGAGGAGCAGCGGTTCCTTGCATTTTATTAACAGCGACATTCATAATTCTGTCTCTGACATTGTCAATCATTGGTTTGACATTATCAAAACTTAATTTTAATTTATTAAGATTGTTTTTTACTTGTCTTAAAACAGCTGGATCATCAGCTTCTGGATTCTGATTAACTAATTCTAACATATTTCCTATATGTTTCATAGCTTGATTGTAGCTATATGATATATCTGATTTTTCTT